AGAGGCAGCGTCACCAGCCACAAAGACCTTAGCAGTCCACACAAGCACAACAGCCTCCTTTGGTACTAACTACCCTCGGGATGTTATAGCCGCTTACGGTCGGTTCTGGGCGCATGATGGTAAAACAATCTACTGGTCTACGGACATAGCAGACACAGCATTTCCAGCCTTTGCAGCGGGGTCTAGTGGTCTTTTAAACATAGCCTCTGTACTACCTAACAACGTTGATACTATAGTCGCTCTAGCCTCTCACAATGGCTTCTTAATCATCTTCTGTGAGAATAGCATTGTTATTTATAAAGGTGCAGAGAATGTCTTAGATGCCTTTGCCCTTAGTGATGTTATAACAGGTGTTGGTTGTATTGCTCGTGATTCCTTAGCCTACACAGGCAGCGACCTCATCTTCTTAAGCAACACTGGTGTTCGTAGTTTAGGGCGGGTTATTCAAGAGAAGTCAGTGCCTATGCGTGACTTGACTAAAAATGTACGTGATGATTTGATTTCGGATATATTGGAAGAACAACGTATTTCAGGTTCTACTGATAATGTCCGTGGTGTGTACTCAGAGACAAATGCCTTCTACCTGTTATCTTTCCCTGCCACTGAAACTGTCTTTGTATTAGACATGCGTCAAGCGCTTGAAGATGGGGCTGCTCGTATCACTGTCTGGTATTCCTATAAGGCATGTTCTTTTCTACGTAGACGCAACCGTGATTTGTTAATTGGTAAGGTAAACGGAATTGGTTTGTACGGCGGGTACGATGATAACAATGAATCTTATCGACTGCGTTACAGTTCTCACTATCTTGACCTAGGTGACCCTACAACAGTGAAGCTGCTAAAACAAATCAAGGCAACAGTTGTAGGCGGAAGTAACCAATCATTTGTTATTAAGGCTGGCTTCGATTATACCAACAACTCAAAGTCTTACCCGTTTCGTTTAGAGACAGGTGCAGTTTTTGAGTATGGAATTACTGAGTATAACATTGGTTCTTATTCAGTAGGGATTGTGCTAGACACTGTTAAAAGTAGCGTAGGCGGTAGCGGTAATACAATCCAGATTGGTTTTGAAGCTGATGTTAATGGTGATGAGTTATCAATTCAAAAGTTAGATATTTTCCTCAAAACAGGAAGGACAATTTAAATGAGTAATTATGTAAAGAGTACAGACTTTGCGGGTAAGGACGGATTAACATCTGGGGACCCTGCTAAGATTGTTAAGGGTACGGAGATTGATGATGAGTTTGATGCCCTTGCCGCCGCTGTCAATAGTAAAGCTAACGTCAATAGTCCTGCATTAACAGGGACACCTACAGCACCTACAGCTACATTAGGTACAGCTTCTACACAATTAGCAACGACTGCTTTTGTGATCAACGCTATGTATCCTGTTGGCTCTATTTACACCAACGCTTCCGTCGCTACCAGTCCAGCAACATTGTTTGGCTTTGGTACTTGGGAGTCTTTTGGTGCTGGTCGTGTGTTGGTGGGTCTTAACAGTGGTGACACATCTTTTGACACCTTAGGTGAGACAGGCGGTAGTAAAGATGCTGTTGTTGTTAGCCACACCCATAGTGTTACAGACCCCGGGCACACACACCCTTCTGATTTCATTATAGCGAGCTTTAGCGGCGGTGGTTATGGAGGTAATTTTCACGTTAATAATGTCGGGACATGGCCTAATGGGGTTACAGCAACGCCTTATACAACAGACTCGAGGACTACAGGAATCTCAATTGCCTCTACAGGCTCCAGCGGCACTAACGCTAACCTGCAACCGTACATTACAGTTTACATGTGGAAACGTACAGCGTAATGCTTTCCCATAAAGATGTCTGCTTGTTGTTAGGTTTTGAAATTGATAAAGACTGGACAATCCAAGAAATTTTTAGATTTAGTGAGTTAGCAGGTTTTGCTCTTATTAAAGATAATGAGATACATTGCTGGAGACATCCCGAATTTGATGGTATATGGTTAACTAAGCACACCATCCAAAAAGTGATACAACCATTGATAGACAATTATGGTTGTGTCGTAACAAAAGTTAGAAATGTAAATAATACAGGTCATAAGTTTGTAACTAGACTTGGTTTTAAAAAGGTATCAGAAAATGACTATTACACAGACTACAGGATTGAAAGGTTAACCCATGCGTGATTTTGACCCCACCGCTAGTGAATACATTACTTCAGGTTATTTAGAAACATCCCGACCCGGGCGCTTTGCTAAGTTTCACGACCCTGTTACGGCTATGGCAGGTGCTACTATTGGTTCTTCCATTATAGGAGGAAGCGCCGCAAAAAGAGCAGCCTCAACCGCTGCAAATGCTCAGCTAGAATCGGCAAGAATGGCAGCAGAGGCGGCTAAGTTTAGGCCATATGCTATTACCAGTGGCTTTGGTAAGAGTATGTTTGATACGGAAAACGACACAGCTTCTTACGAACTTGACCCACAACTAGCTGCTTATAGAGATCAGTTGTATGGGCTAAGTCAGCAAGGGATGGGGAATATTAATTTAGACACCACACAAGCGGCTCAAAACTATTATAACCAACAGCAGGATTTAATGGCTGGAGGTCGAGGTGCTGAAGACATAGCCCTACGCCAGCAACAATTACAAGGTGGTCGTATTGGTTTAGGATTATCAGGTGCTTCACAAGGTGCGGGTGCAGGAACAGGGTTTGTTAATCCTGAACAGTACCAGATGCAATTGGCTAGAGCGCAGACTGACCAACAACTAGCGGCTAATTCAGATCAAATGGCTAGAGGGCAGTTGGATAGTGACATTACTCGTGCTACTGGGTTGTTTAACACCGGTGCTGGTGTAGAGCAGCTAGGTCAATCCACACTGACAATGGGTGCTGACATCGGTAATAAGCAAGCTGCGGGTCAAAATACACAAGCTAGTGCATTGTTACAAGGCGGAATGGGCGCTGCTCAAGCTAACTTGGCTGGTGGTTTAGGCCAAGCTCAAATGTACGGCCAGCTAGGTAAATCATTGGGCGGTATGTTTGCACAACCTAAAACACCCAATTACTCATCACAGTACACCGACCCATACAGCAATTACAACATGCAGTACGAATAAGGAAACACAATGGCTACAAATATTGCAGGATTATTTGGGAACACCTCTAAAAGCCCTATGGACTACCAGAACGAGATGCTTCAAGGTATGCTTGTCTCTCCCAATCAAATGGGAAGCCAAGGACTTCTACAGCAAGTTGTCTCACAGATGGGTAACGCAGGGGCGCAGATAGGTGCTGGCGTTGGTGGCTTACTTGGTGGTAAGACTTCAGCTCAAGTGCGGGACTCTAGTATCAACGATGCGCTCCAACGTGTATCTCAGGGTGGTTATGCCACTGAGTTTGAGAAGATGAAGGCGTTGTCAGAAGAGTTTGGTCGAATGGGTATGGGTGCTGAATCTCAACAAGCATTGGATAGGGCTTCCTCTTTACAGATGAATGAGCTTAACATCCAGAAAGCACAGAAAGATTTAAAGCAACCAGATTACAAAGACTTCACATCTATAAGAATGGTTATGAATGCATCGACAGGACAGGTGGAGCCTAAAGAGTTTAAAGAAACACGTAAGCTACAGCCTGATGGTTCTTACCGAGCTGAAGACGGAGGTGCGGGAACTACGGGGAACCCTGAAGGTCCTGCGTTAACCGGACCACAACAAGAACGTGCTGATCGGAATGCGCGAACGACTGGTGGTGGTGGTGGAGGCGCTCAGTCTTTCCCAGTGCCTCAACAACAAGCTATGCCCGGACAACCTATACCTCAGCAAGGTGTAGGGCGTGCTCAGTTAAATCAACCACAACAACTTGAACAACAATACTACGACCAACAAGCGGATATGCAACGGAGACAAAAAGCTGCGGATACAGAGGCGGAAGTTGATAGGTTACAACGTCAGATGCCTATCCCGCCTTTCAAGTCTATAGCGGCTAAAGAGGCAGCAATGGCTAGAGCAGTTCAGGCTGGGGATGCTACATTAGCTCGTAGAATTAATCAGACCCCTCCGTTTTCAAATTAAAGAGAGTACAGCATGGCAGCCACTGAATTTAGAGAAGGTATTGATTGGAAGTTAGTACCTGATGCGGACTTGGATTTTATAATTGCTAATGATTATCCTTCAGTGTCAGACGCTACACTCGACTACTTAAACGATGAAGGTAGTTCGATGGATGCCTTCACTGCCAATGCTGGTCGGGCAATTACTTCAGGTCTTCGTGGCCTTGGTATCTACCGCCCAGACGAAGCAGAGGATTTGGACGCAGAGCGTAAGGCGAGGATGTTACAGGACACTAACCCCGCTATGGCTATATTGGGTGGTGTTGTAGGTGGAGTTGCTGAACCAGTTTCTTTACCCTTTTTCTTCCTAAAACCTATTAAAATAGCAGGGGCTATTGCAACCGCCGCCGCCCGTGGTACTGTCTCTGGTGCTATCTACGGTGGTATTGAACCTGTCTATGATGAGTTCAACGACAGCCGTATGCTTAACATAGGTGTAGGTGCGGCTTTTGGTGGTGTTATCGGCGCAGTGGCGGGTAAGATTGCATCTAAGTTTGGATTCGACCCTAAGTCACCTACATTAAAAGACGACATAGCTAAAGCTCCTGAAGAGACGCAAGCTAGGATGGAAGCGGAGATGGAGGCTGAGATAGATGCCAACAAGGTGGTTAGTTCCCCAGAAGAAGCACCTAGAATGTTAGGCTGGAATGGTAAGACAACCGAGGCAGAAGAAGTTAACATTGACTTCGGTGGTAAGCAGTCGAGATACAATCCTGAGTTGAAGTCAATGGAGACAGTCGAAATGGCTCCACCTACAGTTGACTTTAGTGTCCCTGCTTTTATCAAAGGTAAGGTTAAGATTGCTAACACTGCTGCTAATGGGCTAGACGACATCGATGAAGCCTTGTGGCACATTGGTGGTCCTAATGCTCAGAAGGCTGACATTGCTTTAACATCCCTAACTGAGCGTACAGGCTTAAAGCATAAAGAGTTAAAGCTGATGGCGCAGACTGCACGTAAGGAGATTGTCAAACGCTCAGGCTCTGTTGCTAAGGACGGTAAGCTGGACTTCGGTAAGCAACCTACAATGATAGCTGCTAATATCCGTAACCGTGTTGACCCTCCTCGTGAGGTTATAACCCCTATCCAACCTAAGCGTATTAACCTTCAGGATGGATTAGACATTAACGAACGGGAGTTACTGAAGAAGGCTGGTGTGTTCATGCGAACCAATGCGAAGGGTAACATAACCTTCCATGATGCGATGAACGGCTACAAGTTCATACCCGGTAACGTGCTGAAAGAGCGCATGAACGCTGTCGGTATCAACCTCGACATTCCTCAGTTTAAGCAGAAGTCAAAGGTAGAGGAAGCGATCAAGCAAGCAGAGCCTGAAATGAAGGCTGATGCTGATGCTAGAATGGCGCAGGAGTCCCCAGAAACGCCCACAAGCCCTTCTAAGGCACAGACTGAGGCTACCCCCTTAGACGACCTAGATGTAGCGCCTGAGGACATTGGTATTCCTAAGCAACAACGTAGTGTCGGTTCTGCTGGTGTCGACCCTAAGACCTACCTTGGTCAAGAGCTGATGCCTAACACTTCAAAGAAAGTGGCTAAAGGGGGTATTACGGCTGAGAAGGTGTTGTTAAAGATGTTAGAGAATGACGACCCTAGAATTGTTGTCCCTAAAGATGGTGACAGGGCAGTCCAAGGCTCAGGCTCTTTTGCTGGTTCAAAGCAACGGGGTGCTGCTGAACTTAGAAAGATTATTGACGAGCATGGTAACATACCTGAGTTTATATTAACACGTAAAGGCGACCCTCGTGGTATGTCCGATGCTGAGACTGTTGCAATGCGTTGGTTTCATGCCGATGCAATGGCTAACAGAGCTATCTTGTTAAATAAGTTAAAGGACATTGTTGCCAAGCAAGAAGGTTTAGATACTCCTGAAGTAGCTAAGATGGGTGAAGACTTGGTTTATTATACAGGTGTCGATATGTTTATGAGAAATGAAGGCTCGAAGCTCAGTCGTGCTTTGAATGCTAGACGTATTCTCTCACAAACTATCGCACAAGGTCAGACTCCTCAGACCAAAATGATGAGGGGAATGTTTCCGGGAATGAGTTGCAAATGAGTGAAGTAAACGTATCAATCGCCTGCCAGAATGAGTTAAAGAAGCTGGGCGAAGTTATGGCTAAAATGGACGGAGCTGTTGTCAATCAAAAAGAAATTGATACCGTGCTTCGTGCTTTAGTTAGGGACGGGTTTGAGCAGAAGAAACCTAACTGGTTCCAAATGTATAATGAGGTTATCATTAACGGTATGTTGTCTGGCCTTGGAACACCCTTGGTCAACTTCGCATCCAACATGGTACAGACTTTAGCTAAGCCTACATTAGGTGTTATTAGCTCTACTTTCAAAGATAAGATAGCTAAGCGTGAAGCCCGTGCCTTGTTCTCCGCCGCTTTTGAGGGTATGGGACAAGATATGGTGTTTCTGAATAAGGGTTATCAGACTGGAATGCCAGTAGATTTTGAACTCTCTCCGGCTGCATTAGGTATGAGTCAAAAGAAGTTCAACGAGTTTATGGCAAAATTAGATGTCCCTGTCGACCCACGAACAGGTACAGTGTCACCGGCAGATGCTAATTTTGTATTGAAGGAAGGTTATGATTACATAACTAAATCTATCCGAGGCCCTATAGGCGACTTCATTCGTATACCAACTAGGTTAACGGTCGGGATTGATGAGTACTTCAAAGCCCGTCTACGTAACCAAAAAACTTTAGCCATGATTAGCCGTAAGGCTTCCTTGGACGAAGAGAAGAACATGGGTACTTACGAAGAGTTGTTTGAGCAGTACAAGAAGCAAGCATTCTACACTATGAAAGAACCTCCTACTGGTTTAGACAGTAAGGGTATCTCAGATTGGAACATAAAGGAGGGGCAACAACGCGCTAATTATGCTGCTCGGTTAAATGCAGTGTTTGGCGGTGATGAGAGCTTTACGACTGCGCTTTATGATGTACGTAACTACGCGACTGATGGGACGTTTCAAACGAAGCTGACCGGTATATTGGAGACGATCAGTAAAGCTAAAGGCCAAGGAAACACTGTAGGTCAAACCATTCTGTTACAGGCTATCCCATTTCTACGCACACCGTGGAACTTAACACTAGAAGGTATTAGCTATGTACCGGGTCTTGGTATTGCTATTAAGCCGGGAGTGTCTAAGACCTCTATGAAGATGGTGAAGTCTGCTGATGGAACTGAGTACCCTGTATTTGAGACCAACGTAGTTAAGATGGGTAGAGATGAGGTTGCAGCCCGTCAAGTGGTAGGTTTCGGTATGGTGACTACTATGGCTGCTTTATGGGCTGATGATAGGTTAACTGGTTCTATACCCGACAGCGCTCAGGACCGTGCTCAATGGCAAGCTAACGGTAAGAAAGAGTTTTCTATTAAGGTCGGAGATACGTGGGTTAGCTACCAACGTGTAGAACCTTTCTCAACTTCTATGGGCTTAGCTGCTGATAGTTTTGAGTTAGTTAAGAACCTTACCAATGGGTCTATTCAGCCGGGGAAAGAGATTGAGGAAACTAAGGCTGCTGCTTTTGGTTTGTTAAAGTCTAACATCCTACAGAAGACATTTATGCAGGGTTTTGCTGACTTACTGGCTACAATGGAAAGTCCACAGAAGGCTGAGACGTTCCTAGCTAGTATGGCTAAGCGTATGGTTCCAGCTATTTCCAACACTGTTGCCCGTGGCTTTGACCCTGTAGAGCGTGAGGCAGTGTCGGTTGCAGATAAAGTTGCTCAACGTATCCCCGGATTACGTCAAACACTTCCTGAATCTTACGCCTTATACAGTGCAGACCCTAATAATCCACAGCCGCGTCAGACTAACTTAATGCAAGCGGCTACGGGATTTGGTGTTAGTGCTATGCCTACGGAATTCCAACAACGTATGCAGGCTTTGGGAGTTAAGTTTTCACCTAAGTCCGCGACTATGAGTAAGGTTAAAATGGATGCGGAGGAATTAGCTGACTACAAGAGGTTTATTAACGAGAACGCTTCCCGTGTGTTCGGACAAACAATCTCTAACCTTGAGCGTATGCCTAACAAACAAGTAGCTCAGCGGCAAGCAAGTCGCATAATGAGTAACGCCACAAAGATGGCGCGGTTTAAGCTGATGCAGAAGTACCCTGATTTAAGAGATCAGATTCAAGCGCAGAGTAGGTATGACAAGTTTGGTATAGTAGAAGAGTAGAAACAGAAAAGCCCCTATGTATCACTACATAGGGGCTTTTTTTTGCCTAGTTATCTAACAAGGACACATCTATCTCATGGAACGCACCAAACAATATCTTAAAGAATGGGAGGCTAATAGCTAACCCCTCAAACCCTGAAATTATAGTTCTACGTGTTCCTTCCTCATCCTCCGAATCTACAATGTAACATGTTTCATCTGAATGTTCAATATCAATACCAATACCTAACCTCATCTGTATAGAGAACTGCATGTTAATACCCATTCTTTGCATCTTCCCACTTCGTCTTGGCGATGATGTAATTCTTCACCAGACTACTACGGACAATATCGTCAATACCAAACTCTATCTCAGTGAACTCACCCATGTTACGCAAGATAGATAGGAAGGCTAACAACCCACTCTTATCATCACGCTTCCTCAAGTCCACCTGCCTATAGTCACCGCACAAGAAGAACTTACTGGTGTGACCGATACGGGTAATGATGGTGTCCAACTCATGCATTGTACAGTTCTGGCTCTCATCTAGAATAACAATAGCATTGTTAAACGTAGTGCCCCTGATGAACGATGTCGACAAGAACTCTACGAACCCCTGCTCAACCAACCTGTCCCATGCATCCTTACGCTTGAACATCTCCGCCGCTATCTGCTTATACGGCTCAGTGAACATGTTCATCTTCTCAGCGGCATCACCCGGCAAGTGACCCATCTCACGCCCCTGCACACTTGACCTGATAATCACTAGCTTGCCATAGGGGTTACTTCTGTCCATAACCTCCTCCAGTGCCTTGTAGAACGCAATGTAAGTCTTACCTGTACCAGCTACACCAGACAGTGCACCAAAGTAGTGTCCCTGTTGGTACGCCTCAAAGAACTCACGTTGCTTATCTGTCTTAGGTTGCACCGTTAACATATCATCCAGCCGCATCT